CGCGTGATTTCTCGCGCATGGATCTGGACCGGGCGATACGGCATTCGCCAGAGCTTGCGGATGCGATCTCGCCGCGCGCCAAGGACGACAACACCTACGACAAGTTTTTCAGGTCGGGCATCGTCCTGAAGCTGGGCTGGCCGGCGGTGTCTCAGTTGTCATCGAAGACTCTTCGATATGTGCTGCTGACCGACTATGACCGGCCGGAGAACCGCGACAACGTCGACGGTGAGGGTCCGATGTGGGACCTGGCGTTCAAGCGCATTGAGACGTTCATGTCTCGTGGGAAGTGCTTCGCCGAGAGTTCGCCGGATGCCGAATACCTGGATGCGCGGTGGCGGCCGTCGACGCCGCACGAAGCACCGCCGGTGCGTGGGATCCTTGAACTCTACAACCGCGGCACACGCGCGCGATGGTTCTGGCCGTGCTTGCATTGTGGCGAGTACTTCCAGGCAGCGCCCGGGCTGGCCGGCTTCTGGCTCCCGGATCGCAAGGAACTTGAGCAACGTGTTCTCACAGAGAACCTGCTCGCGATGGCCGAGCGCTACGCGAAGGTCGTCTGCACTCACTGCGGCGGGCTGCATGAGTTGCAGAACCGCCCCGAGATGAACACCCGCGGTCGTTGGGTTCACGAAGGCGAATCGATCGACAAGTCGGGCGCCATCACCGGCGAGCGCCGTGGTACGAAGATTGCGAGCTATTGGCTCGGCGGTGTCGGCGCGACCTTCCAGCGCTGGGACTCGCTGCTGTTGAAGTACTTCCAGGCGCTGCATGGGTACCTCAAGACCGGCGAAGAGCAGGCGCTCAAGTTCACGGTCAACACCGACCAGGGTGCGGCCTATCTGCCGAGGGTGGCAGAGAACCGTCGCTCGACAGATGACATTCAGCGTCGGCTTGAGAAGTGGGAACGCGGCACTGTCCCGGAAGGTGTGCGCTTTCTCACCGCCGCGGTTGACGTGCAGGCGGCTCGCTTCGTCGTGCATGTATTCGGCTGGGGAGTCGGCCTCGAAGGTTGGCTGATTGATCGCTTCACGATCAGTTCCAGTAAGCGTGCGGAGGGTGAGCGTACCGCGGCACTGGAGCCGTCTTCCTATCTTGAAGACTGGGAGTTGATCCGCGAGCAGGTCATCGACCGCACCTACGGCGGGATGCAACCACGGCTCGTGATGTGCGACTCGGGCGGCAAGGCTGGCGTCACAGCCAAGGCGTATGCGTTCTTCCGCTGGTTGCGCCGGCGGCGCTTGCATCAGCGGTTCCGGCTGGTGAAGGGCGCCAGCCGACTTGACGCTGCAACGGCGACGCTCACGTGGCCGGATGCGTCGGACAGGAAGGAGCGCAAGCAGGGCGGCCGTGGCGATGTCCCTGTGTGGCTCATCAACACCAACGTGCTGAAGGATGCGGTCGTGGGTGACATCGCACGCACTGAGGTCGGGCCCGGCTACGTCCATATCCCGAAGTGGGTGGACGAAGGATTCTTTGCCGAACTCACGGCCGAGACGCGCACGGATAAGGGATGGAAGAACAGCGGGCGCGAGCCGAACGAAGCCTTTGACCTGCATGTGTACAACCGCGCCGCGGTCAAGGTGCTCAAGGCCGACAAGATTGATTGGTCGAATCCGCCGCGATGGGCACGTCCGCCAGAGGCGCCCAAGGTCGAAGGCGATGCTGACGAAGTCGAAGAGGCTCCAGTTCCGAAGCCGGAGCCCGCACCGAAGCCGCGGCTGATCCCGCGCCGAAAGAACTGGGTAAGGAGTTGGTGACTTGAGCGTAACGATCCCCGCAAAGCTGACGGCAGGTGACACGTGGACCTTCACGTTCTCGCACGCCGACTACGCCGCGCCGACGTGGGACGCGAGCATCTATTTCGAGAACGCCACCGGCACGTTCAACGCGACGGCGTCCGATGACGGCAGTGATCACGCGTTCTCGATTGCCGCTGCGACGACCGCCGCCAAGGCCGCGGGCCGTTACAAGTGGTCCATTCGCGTCAGCGACGGCACCGACTCGCACACGACCGACACAGGCTGGGTCGAAGTCATTGCTGATCCCGCTGCTGCCGGCACGCATGATCCCCGCTCAGATGCGCGCAAGTTGCTCGATGCCCTCAACGACACGCTGCTCGGGCGCGCAACGAGTGATCAACTTGCTATGTCGATCAATGGACGATCGATTTCGCGCACGCCCCTGCCCGAACTCCGGCAGTGGCGCGATCAGTTGAAGCAGGAAGTGAGGAACGAGGAGCAGGGCGAGCGTGCTGGTCTAGGCCGTAACATTAAGGTGCGATTCGCGCGTGGCTAAATTCTGGTACGACACACCGCTCGGTCGGGCCCGGCTTGACGAGATCAAGGCTGCGCCTCCGAAGCCCGCTCGTGCGCCGAACTACGGCGCGCGCATGTATGCGTCGGCCAAGTCGTCGCGGCTGACGGCCGACTGGCGTGGCAGTAACAGCAGCGCTGACAGCGAACTGGTCAGCAGCCTCACACAGCTGCGCTCGCGGTCGCGTCAATTGGTTCGAGATGCGAGCTACGCCAAGCGCGCCAAGATCCTCGTCGTCAACAACGTCATCGGCTGGTCTGGCATTGGGATGCAGGCGCAGGTCAAGACCAATGGCGGCACGCTGATCCCACGTATCAACGACGACATCGAGGAGCAGTGGGACGAGTGGTGCGCGGCTGAGAACTGCCACACAGGCGGGCGCCTGCACTTCGCCCATTTCGAGCGTGCGCTGCAGGGTGAGATATTCGAGGCCGGCGAGGTGTTCGTCCGTCTGCACTACCGAGCGTTCGGCAGCTCGAAGATTCCGCTGTGCATGGAGTTGATCGAGGCCGAACGGTTGGCCGACGAGTTCATGTCTCCATATCTGGCGGCCACCAATGGCAACCAGATCCGTATGGGTGTCGAGGTCGATTCATTCTATCGCCCGGTGGCGTACTGGATTCGCCAGATGCATCCAAGCGAGCACCGTTTTGGCGGTGGTCAGGGTGGGGATTTTGTCGAGCGCGTGCCGGCTGACCAGATTATCCATTTGGCCGTGGTCGACCGCTGGCCGCAGACCCGCGGTGAGCCGTGGCTGCATGCTGCCGCTCGCAAGTTCAATGATATGGATGGTTACAGCGAAGCCGAGATTGTCCGCGCTCGCGCGCAGGCAAACAACGCCGGCGCAATCGAAACATCCGAGGATGCTGAGAGTTTCGGTGAGTTGCAGTCCGATGGCTCGGTAGAGATGGAGGCCGAGGCAGGGGTCTATAAGCGCCTCAACCCCGGCGAGAAGTTCATCCATGCGCCGGTGACTGCGCCTAACCCAGCCTTCGATGGCTTCATGCGCAACATGCTCCGTGAAGTCGCGGCCGGCACAGGTCCGAGCTACGAATCGATCTCGCGCGACTACTCTCAGAGCAACTATTCCTCATCGCGTATGGGCATCCTGGACGACCGGGATTTATACCGGTTCTTTCAATGGTCCTTTATTCGCGACTTCCGCCAACGTTTGCATCCGATCTGGATGCAGCAGGCCATCTTGTCGGGCGCCATCACCACGATCTCGGCCGAACAGTACGCGCTCGCTCCGCGCAAATTCCAGGCGGTGCGCTACAAGCCGCGTGGCTGGACCTGGATCGATCCGACGACTGAGGTTGATGCTTACGACAAAGCTGTCAAGGCCGGCTTCACAACCGTGGGCGACGTGATCGCGAAGACTGCCGATGGTCTCGACATCGAAGATGTGATGACGTCACGCGAGCAAGAGTTGCAGTTGATGGAGGCGAAAGGCTTGGTCTTTACGACTTCGCCGAAGGTATATGACACGAGTGCTACGTCAGCACCTGGTGCGGAAGGCGAATCCAATGGTGACGTGTCCACAGACCTTCGATCTGAAGCTGATGCTTATGGCGTCGCCGTCCGCGCAGGTGCCGTCACGCCACAGGTTGAGGACGAGGAACTCTTCAGAGCCAAGTTGGGATTGCCATCCATGTCACCCAGCGCGAAGGAAGCCTGGGAGCGCGACAATGGCACACGTCGACCCATCACGCTGACGCCACCTGGCGGGGAGCCTCCGCCGCCGCCCGCAGGTGTCAGCGACGACGATCCACAAGACCCGCCCGAAAGGCGGGTTTTTTCTTTCCAGAGGAAGTAACAGATGCCAAGTCTCGCTGAAGCCGGTCCTGCCGGAGGCTCGACTGCGCCCAAGGAGTTTCCAAAGTCGTTGCCGCTGATGTCACGGTCGCTGCCCGCGGAGGATCTGCGACTCGTCAAAGGCGATGACGGGTATACGCGACTGACATTCAGCGTCGCGTCTGAGACGCCAGTTCCTCGTTGGTATGGAGATGAAATCCTCTCGCACGCCGATGGCGCAATTCGGGAGGACCGACTCAAGCGTGGCGCTGTGATGTACCTCTTCAACCACAACCCAGCAGATCCAGTGGGCGTGGTGGAAGGCTACCGCGTGATGAACAAAAGATTGTTCGTCGACGTGAAGTTCTTCAAGACCAATCGCTCGGAAGAAGTCGCTGCAATGGTCGACGGCGGCATGCGCAATGTGTCGCTGATGTATCGCATCCACGTCGTTGAAGAAGACGTGAAGAAACAGCGATACACAATCACCGATTGGGAACCGTACGAAGTTTCCGCTGAACCCATTCCCGCCGATCACACGGTCGGTGTTGGCCGAGCTCAAGAAGCCGGCGAGCAATTCGAGGTTCGCATGTTGCGCGCCTCTCCCGATGTTTCTGAAACCACCGCCACGCGAGTGACGGCTCCCGAAGTTGTAACCCCGGCGCAACCCGCCAAAATTGGAGACAGGTCAATGCCTGAATTGAACGAAGCCGCGGCGGGCTCTAGCGCCGACCGGTCGAACGCAGCCGCTGCTGTTCGTGTCGAGGCTGGTCAGCAGCAGGAACACCCGAGCGCAGTCGAGATGGAAAAGTCTCGTCGACGCGCGATCGAGAACTTGTGCAAGGCCAACAAGCTGGAAGAGCGATACCAGGATCACTGGATCCGCTCGGGCTTGTCGCTGGAGGAGGTGTCGAACGACATCCTCTCTATCCTGGAAGAGCGCGGTCGCACGAATCCGCAGTCGGTGACGAAGCTCGGCATGAGCACGAGCGAGGCGCAGCAGTTCAGCCTGCGTCGCGCGATTCACGCCATCGTCGAGAAAGACTGGTCCAAGGCCGGCTATGAACTGGAGTGCAGCCGCTCGGTTGCGCAAAAGCTCGGCCGCGTGAACGAGCCACACAAGTTCTTCGTTCCCTACGAGGTGCTCGAGCGGCAAGTTCCGGTGCAGAAGCGCGACGCAAGTGTTGGCACGCCGAGCGCCGGCGGTTACCTGGTCACGACCGAGAACCAGGGCTTCATCGAGATCCTGCGCAATCGGTCTGTGGCATTCCGCATGGGCGCCCGCCGCCTGTCGGGCCTGCAAGGAAACGTGACCGTTCCGCGGCAGTCCGCCGCCGGCACTGGCTATTGGTTGACGACGGAGACTTCCACGCCGACCGAGAGCCAGCCGACGTTCACGCAGATGGCGCTGTCTCCAAAGACGGTGGCCGCATACACCGAAGTCAGCCGGCTGTTGATGCTGCAATCGTCGCCGGCGGCCGAGGGAATCGTGACCGATGACCTGGCGCAGGTCGTTGCTCTCGCCGCGGACCTGTCGGTGCTGAGCGGTTCCGGCGCTTCCGGCCAGCCGACCGGCCTGACGACTGTTTCGGGCACTGGTTCGGTGACCGGCACTTCGCTCGCGTATGCCGGGATTCTGGAGTTCCAGACCGACGTGGCGACGTCGAACGTCGTGCCGGCGCGCGGCGGCTACGTGACCACACCTGCGGTGGCTGGCTTGCTGATGGCGCGTTCGCGCTTTGCCAACACCGACACGCCGCTCTGGGTCGGCAACCTGTGGGACGGTCAGATGGCTGGCTTCCCGGCGATGTCTTCAAACCAGATCGGTGCGGCAACCGCGATCTTCGGCGACTGGCAGGAAGTGGTTGTTGGCGAGTGGGGCGTCCTCGAAGTCGAGGTGAACCCGTACGCGAACTTCCAGGCGGGCATCATCGGCGTGCGCGCCATGTACTCGCTGGACGTCGGCATTCGTCGGCCGTTCGCGTTCTCCATCGCGACCTCCATCACCTGATAGCCATGCTGCTGGCGACGGGATCACCTCTCGTCGCCGGCGGCGGCGTGGAGACAGCCATGAAGATGCAGAAAATCCGAGTGACGCGGTCCTTCCGTATCGAAGGCAAGCCAGTTGAAAAAGGTGTGGAGATCGAAGTTCCGCTGTCTTTCGCAACTGACCTTCGATCGGCGAACAAGGCCGAGTTCATCGATGACCCGAAACCGCAACCCAAACCCGAACCTGCGCCCGCGCCTGCAAAGGTTGAGGCCGAACCGAAAGCGGCAAAGCCGCAGAAAGGAGAGAAGTGATGTCCGTTGCAAGCCAGATTGGTGCGTTGACTCGCACCAAGATTTTCGCGCCGGTGTCGGCAGCCAATACGGCTGCGGCCTCGGCGTGGACTGATGCTCGTGGGTATGAAGGCGATGTCGCGGTGGAGATTTCCGTCGGCGTCATTACCGGCACCCTCGATATCACTTTCACCACCAACGATGCGGCAAGCGACTCTGGGGCGACAGCGATTGTTCCGACCGGCGGCGCTCTTGCCCAGATCACCACGTCCAACGACGACGCGATCTACACCGCGATTTTTCCGGCGTCGGCGCTGCGCGGTTACATCAAGGTTGTCGGCACGGTAGGCACTGGCCCCGCGCTCATCGCTTACACGCTGATCGGCCGCAAGAAGTACGCGACCTAAGTCATGGAGACCGACGCGGACCGCCTGGCGATGATCAAGTCGCTGGGCGGTCAGCTCGTGCAGCATCCTTCGGGCAGCTTTTTGGCGATCTTCGATCGCGAGTTTGTGCTGTTGGCCGAGGGCGCTGTCGAGAGCCGGCAGCCGGCGCTCACCGCGCGAACGATTGATGTTGCCGATCTGCCGAAGGACGCAATCCTGACCGTTGCCGGCGATACGTTTCGTATCAAGCGACATGAGCCAGACGGCACTGGCATGTCACTCGTGATCCTGAAACGCTGATGGCACACGCACGCAAGCAAATCCGGACCGCGGTTGCGAGTCTGGTCACCGGCTTGGGCACGACCGGCGCACGCGTATATCCGTCGCGCGTTTACAGCCTCGCTGAAGAGGATCTGCCGTCACTGTCCGTGTTCACGGTCGACGCCGGGAATGACGAGGTCGTGACTCGAATTTCGATGGGATCGGCCGGCTCACCGCCGCGGTTCCATCGCAACTGCCCGCTGATCATCGAAGGTCACGCGCTCGTCGGCGACAACGTCGATGACGTGCTGGACCAGATCGCGCTTGAGGTCGAAGTCGCGATGTCAGCGCCTTTGACCATCGGCAGCCGGACGCTACCCGCGCAGCTGCAATCCACATCCAAAGAATTGATCGGCGACGCCGAGGATCAGATCGGCATCGTTCGTCTTCTGTACACGGTGCCGTATGTGACGGCCGAGAACACACCTGACGTATTGGAGTAACTATGGCGCTTTCAGCAACGATCAAGGCAAGCATCGATGGCCAGCACACCAGTGTGCTGGACCTTGGGGCTGCCTCATTCCCGCTTCGTCTCGCTCAGTCGTTGACGTTGACGGATGGCACCGGCGCCAGCCAGATCGACAGAGTCTTCTCGGATACGCGCACGCTCAGTGCATCGGCGACTGAAGACTTGGATCTTTCCGGCGCACTCACCAATGCCTACGGCACCGTCACCTTCGCACGCATCAAGGCGATCTTGGTGACAGCCGACGCAGGCAACACGAACAACGTGAACGTGACACGCCCGGCCTCTAACGGCGTCCCGCTGTTCTTAGCAGCTGGCGACGGTGCGCCGGTGCGGCCGAGCGGCATCTTGCTGTGGGCGTGCAGTGATGCCACTGGTGTTGCTGTCACAGCTGGTACCGGCGACCTGATCACTTTTACGAATTCTGGCGGTAGCACATCGGTGACTTACTCGGTCGTGATCCTCGGCGCATCTGCATAACCCGACTGCAATTAATCGTTTTCCCCTGACCCCGCCTAGTGCGGGGTTTTTCATTTCTGGAGCACTGAGATGGCCTACTACGGCGCAAATGTAAACGCCAAGCTGTACATCGGCACGAGCACGGCAAGCACGTTGCCAGCGCCGGGGTCCGATACCTTTACCGAAATACCGTTGCTGGGGTCGATCACACCGCCAGGCAATGAACTGACGACGGCGTTCTTCAACGTGCTGAACAATGCGAACCGAAATTCCGTCGGCGGCAAGTTGAATGATCGGACGTGTGAAGGAAATGTTGTGCTCGACTGGAGCAACGCCACTACGGTCAGCGGCACGACATGCCATCAGGTCATGTACAACGACAGCATCGTCGCCGGTGGCCAGAAGCGCAACTACCGCATCATCTATCCCGACGCGAACAACCGCCAGCTCGACTTCGTCGCGTTCATCTCGACATGGACGGAAGAAGCGTTCGACGCCGGCGAGGATGCTAAAGAGCATCGCGCGAACTTCACACTGACTGTCGACGGCGCTGTGACGGTGACACCGTGAGCAGTCTTGAAACACTCCGTAAGGCGAAGCGCAAAGTACAGCCGTGTGAGATCAGCACCGGTACGGTCTATGTCATCTCGCTGTCGTCTCGTGGCCATGCTTCATATATGGAATTGGTGACGAAGAACGGCGGGAAGTCTCCACCGATGCACGAGATCGCCGCTCTCGGACTCGCAGAAGAAGACGGAAAGCTTGCGTACGATCTGACCTCTGAGGAAGGCCGTGCCGCACTCGCAAGCGATGCGGACGCTGTCGATGGCGACGACTGGCAGAAGATCGCGCTGAAAGTTCTCGAAGTTTCCGGGATGACCAAGGACGCGCGCGAGGAAGCAGAAAAAAACTGATACGCGATCCTGAGCTGATTTTATGGCACAGGATCGCGTCTGAACTTCATTGTACGGTTGACGAAGCGCAAGAGCGGATTTCGTCTGAGCGGTTCACGCAATGGATTACATACCGGCGAATGGAGCCGGCTGGGTTCGAATGGGAGCGCTGGAAACTCGGCGTTCTAGCGTCATCCATTGTCAATGCCGTCTACTCAACGATCCCCGTGCCGAAGGGTAGAAAGCGTCCGAAGACGATGACGCCGCAAGATTTCTATCCGAACTTCAAATCGCCCGCGCCTGATCTAACACCAGAGCAAGCAGAGTTCATCCGGAAGAAACATGGCAAGCGCCGGAACAGTAACAGTTGATTTCGCCGTCGAGATCCAGAAGGCGAATGCTGGTATCACTCAGGTCGTCGGTCAGCTCAAGGGGTTCGAGAAGCAGATCGAGGCGCTTAACAGAACAGCCGAGAAACGGGTAAAGCAGGTTGAAGACCGATTTTCTTCGCTGGATAAGATCGTTCGTCGCGCCACTCAGGCGTTTTCTGCGGCGCTCATTACAAGTTTTGTCAAAGAGGCTGCAGATGCAGCGTCGGCCCTCGGCAAGACAGCCGACAAACTCGGCCTTACGACCGAGGCAATGCGCGCATTCCAGATCGTCGGCTCAGAGGCTGGTGTAAGCCTGGAGCAAACGAACAAGCTGTTGCTGGAGGCGCAAAAGCGTCTCGGTGAGACGGCGGCCGGTACTGGCGAAGCTGGAAAGTTTCTCAAGAAGCTGGGCTTGAATGTAAGTGAACTACAGCGTCTTCGGCCGGATGAGTTGTTTGCTACATACGCTGATGCGTTGTCGCGGGTCACTGAGAAATCCGAGCAGCTAGCCGTTTCTGAGAAGCTGATGGGCGAGAGCGCGATCGAGGCGTTCGCGATCATTCAAGGCGGGCGTGCCGCGTTAGATGACGCTCGTGAGTTTGTTGAGAGATTTGGCATAGCGCTCGATAGGGTTGACACCAAGCAGATCGAACAGGCAAACGTACAGATATCTCGGCTGGGGATTATTTCCAGATCAGCAGGTCAGCAGTTCGCTCTTGGTATTGCTCCGTTCGTTCAAGAAGTCTCTAGGCGAATTCAAGAAGCGACAGGCAGCACGGAGGCGTTTGCCGAAGCTGGCCGCATTGCCGGCGCTATTCTGCTGGTGGCGATGGATTCGATTTCTAACGCAGTAAACCTTGCGCGTGCCGCGTTCTACGGGCTTGCCGCATCCATCCAGTCTGCCTTTGCGGATTTGGTTTCGAACGCGATTCGCGCGGCTGAGCTTATACGGAATCCGAACTTCTTCTTCATTCCGGAGTTTCAAAAGAAACTTGCCGAAGGAATTGAGAATGCTACCGCCGGATTGCGCGCCTCCGCTGATCTGAACCTTTCAAAAGCGCAGCAAGCTCTTTCTGAGATCAAGTCGATACAGCAGATCCAGGACGGAATTGTCGTTGCAATGGAGGCGTCGCGACAGAGAGCTGAGCAGGCGGTCGCGGATCAGGCAGCAACGCAGCAAGGTGGTGGACTCACGATACAAGACCCGCTGGCCCTGACGCTGCAGGACCGGGCTGATGCTGCAAACGAGGTGGCCAGAGAATCTGCCGCAGAGCAGGCTCGAATCGAGCGCCAGCTGACAAGTGAGATCGAGGCTGAGCACAAGAAACGAATCGACGCACAGCATAAGGCCGCCGAGATCATCTACGACCGGATACTACAGGGAGAGGCAGCGGTACGGGCGTCAAAGGCCCAAACCGCCGACTTGGCCGTCGGATTACTCCAGGCGCTTGGAGCAAAGAACAAGGCATTTGCAATCGCTGCCATCGTGTTTGAGAAGGTTATCGCTATCCAGCGATTGCTGTTTCATAACAGGATCGCCGCAGAGTTGGCGTTTGCCTCACAGCTCATTCCTGGAATTCCAGCGACGCTGGCGACTGCAACAGCGGCTAAAGCGGCGGTGCTCACCCAGGGCTATATATCCGCTGGGTTGATTGCTGCAACGGGTGCATTACAGATCGCTGATGTCACTTCTGGCGGTGGTCGGTCACCGGTGGGCTCGGCCCTGAATCCGGGATTTGTAACGACTCCGGCTGGGTCGGGCGGGACTCCAGTGGGCGCGACCTCACAAAGCAGCATTCAAGTCATTATCTCTAATAACGTTGGGTTCGATCAGCGCGTTATGGATCAGATCATCGCCGGTATCCGTGTGGCTGCCGACGATCGCGACGTAATCATTTTCGGCCCGGAGAGCCGGCAGGCGCGGGAGATCGTCGGTGGCTGATTTCATCTACACAGCCAAGCGGTCCGTGTTGGCCGATCACATCATCGATCAGCAGTACATGATTGAGATCGGAATCACGGATGAGCAGCTGTCGAGGTCCATCGAGAAGAGCGAGCAGCGCGCTAAGGGTGGCGCCACTGAGACGCTATATCACCGCGCAGACCGCGAGTGGTCGATCACGTTCGAGCCAGTCAGTGGTGACCGTCTCAATCAGCTGACCGAGTTCCTAGACAGTACCGAGTCAGGCGAATCGTTCGGAATGCGCTTGTATGGGACCGAGTCGACATTCACATCCGTCAAGCGCTCGGATAGTGGTTACTCGCGGCAATCATTTATGCGTCAGGGTTCCGAGCGCGCTGACATGTTTCAATTCACGATCAATGTGCGTGCGGTATGAGAGCTGACACAGTCACTTTCAACAGCGCGAACACGGCTCCTCAGAAATCCCCTCGCTTTGTTGTCGCCATCATCTTCGATGTGGCGAGCATCTACATTACTTCGCACACCGGCATCACGACCGTTCCCGGCGTGGTGATCGACGGCGCGCTCAAAGCGACGTCTGCCTTCTCACAGAAGATCGTCCCAGACGAGGGCCGCACTGAGATCGGCGCGATGTCGTTCGATCTCGTCGACATCGAAGCGCAGATGACGGACGAGCTTAGGTCCAAGCTCGGCGGTGGCGAGGGACTGCGTGGCAAGGAAGTCCGTCTGTATGTCGGCTACGAGGGCATGGACTTCACTGCCTTCCAGCGCTTCCAGACACAGGTCGTCGCCAAGCCGGACTTTGATGAAGGCGTATACCGCATCCAGTGCCGCGACATCACGCGCGAGCAGCGAAAAGAGATTTTTGAGCCGAAGAAAACGACGCTCCGTGACACTGTCGCGGCTGCAGCAACGACGATTCCTGTCTATGTTACGACCGGATTCTCGACTGTCTTCCATGGACCGTCCTACAGCGATGGCCCGAGCAGCACGGTCGGTTACATCAAAGTAGATGACGAGATCATTCGGTATACCGGGAAGACAGCGGATAGCTTCACTGGCTGCACTCGTGGCGTGCTCAACACCGTCGCGGTGGCGCATGAGGTGGATTCTGGCACCGATGCCGACCGCCGGCCGAAGGTGGAGGAGTACATCTACCTCGAATTGCCAGCGGCAAAGCTGATTTACGCGATCCT